CTCGGGCAGGAAGCGCTCGCCGGCATAGCCACGATATTCATCATGGGTGGCGCTCCAGACATGCTCGAGCCGCTCTTCATGCGACATGGCCTTGACCGGCCAGGAGTTCGTCGAAGCCGCCAAGGCCCTGGGAGCCTGGCGCTTTGACGGTAACACCGCGCCCGCCAGGCCCACCCCGCTGTCACCACGCGCTGCGCTGGAGGTGTTGAAATTCGAGGCCATGGTGGTGGCTGTTGCGGGTGGCAACGTGGCCCGAGGCGTCACGCTGTCAGAACCGGACCGCAGCCGCGTCATGCAGGCGGCCGGCCGCATCAACCATGTGGCGGGCATGTTCGCATGAATGCACAGTACGAAAATTGGGCTGCCAACATCGATGCGGACATGGCAAAGTATGGCACGCCCACGCCCCTGCCACCGCTTCGCACCGAGCTGGATGGCGTGGTACTCAAATGTGCGGCAGACCTCACGCCATCGCCCGTTCGCTGGCTGTGGCAATACTGGCTTGCGCTGGGTAAGCTGCACATTCTGGCGGGCGCACCTGGTCAGGGCAAAACCACCCTGGCGCTGGGCATGGCCGCCACCGTGACCATAGGCGGGCGATGGCCGGATGGTTCGCCAAGCGCTGCGGGCAATGTGCTGATATGGAGCGGTGAAGATGATCCCGCTGATACGCTACTGCCCCGCCTGCTGGCTTCCGGTGCCGATCGGGCAAAGTGCTTTTTTATCGAGGGCGCACGGCGCGATGGAGAGGTGGTGCCGTTCGACCCCGCCCGCGACCTACGCCAGTTGCTGGCTGCCATCGAGAAGATCGGAGGCATAAAGCTGCTGGTAATCGACCCGGTGGTAAGTGCCGTTGCTGGCGACAGCCACAAAAACACCGAGGTGCGCCGCGCCTTGCAGCCGCTGGTTGACCTGGCCACCGCGTGCGATTGCGCTGTGCTGGGCATCACCCACTTTGCCAAGGGCGGGCAAGGCACCGACCCCACCCAGCGCGTGGTGGGCAGCGTGGCATTTTCTGCTGTGGCCCGCGTGGTCATGGTGGCCGCCAAGGTGAAGGGCGACGACGAAAACAAGGACGCCCGCATCCTCGCCCGTACCAAAAGCAACATTGGCCCGGACGGTGGCGGGTTCCATTACTTCCTGGAACAGTCAGAGCCGCTGCCAGGGATTCAGGCATCGCACATCGCATGGGGCAAGGCTGTGGACGGCACGGCACGCGAGCTGCTGACCGACCCTGAAGAATCAGACGACGGAGAGGGGGAAAGCTCTGCCAAGGATGAAGCCGCCGAGTTCTTGCGCGAGCTGCTGAAAGATGGCTCTGCGCCATCGAAACATGTCGAGGCTGAAGCCAAGGCCGCAGGTATTTCATGGATTACGGTGCGCAGGGCGTCAGATGCGCTGGGAGTCAAAAAGCGAAAGATGAATGGCACCTGGTACTGGTTCAAACCCAACTTGCTCAGCCAACTTGCTCAACTTGCTCAACCTTTAAACGTTGAGCAACATGAGCAAGTTGGACAAGTTGAGCAAGTTGGAGGACGCAACGACGATCCATTCTGACTGCCTACCAATAGTCCACAAGCCCGCCACTGCGCGGGCTTTTTTGTTCCCCGGTGTTCGCCACTGTCCGAACTTCCCCGCACCTATTGCAGCGCCAAAAAAGGCCGGTTCCACTTGGTCATCAACCTACCGGAACCACCCATGAAACTGCACGAAATCCGCGAAGCCCGCGCCGCCAAAGTGACCGAAGCCCGCACCCTGCTGGCATCCATGCCAACCCTCACGCCAGAGGCTCAGACGAAGTTCGACGCCATCAAGGCCGAGATTGTCAACTTGGAAGGCCAGGAAGCCCGCGCCCAATTCGTGGAAGACGCAGAGCGCCGTAGCCTGGGCCAGCCGGTGGACAAGAGCCGCACCGACCTGGAAGGCCGCATCTCCATCGTGGAGGCCATTGCCGCCCATGCCGAGAATCGTTCCCTAACCGGCGCCCTTGCCGAGTACAACCAGCAACACAAGCGCCAGGGTGTGCAAGCCAAGGGCGTGCTGGTGCCCCACGCGCTTTTCGAGCAACGCGCCGCACAGACCACCACCACCGCCGCAGGCATCGTGCCCGCCGACTTTCGTGTCGACCAATTCGTGGGCCTGCTGCGCAACTCCATGGTGGTCCGTTCGCTGGGTGCCCGCGTGCTGCCCAACCTGCGCGGCGATGTGACCATTCCCCGCCAGGCCACCACCAGCACCGCGCAATGGCTGGCCGAAGGTGACGCCCTGACCGACAGCGGCCTGACGTTCAACAGCATTGGCCTCAAGCCCAAGCATGTGGGCGCCATCACTGAGCTGTCCCGCCAGTTGCTGCAGCAGTCCAACCCATCGATTGAAGCCCTGGTGCGTGACGACTTCATCAACGTGGTTTCGCTGGCCATCGACAAGGCCCTGATCCATGGCGACGGTGTGAAGGAACCCGAAGGCCTGCTGACCGCAGCCACCGGCACCGGCACGCTGGCCACCCTGAGCTGGGCCACCGTGCTGACCGTGCTGCAGGGCCTGGCGCTGAAGAACATCACGCCCAACGCCTGGCTGACGCATCCCGAGGTGGCGACCATTCTGCGCAAGACGCTGCGCGAAGCGGGCCTGCCGGGTTACCTTCTGGATGGCGGCCAACTGGCTGGCGTGCCGGTGGCTGTGACCAACCAGCTTGCAGAGAAAGCCGGGGCGCCTGCCAAGGGCCGCATGATCGTCGGGGACTTCTCCGAAATGATCGTGGGCACCTGGGGCAGCGTGGACATTCTCACGAACCCTTATGCCGAAGGCCCCTACAGCCGCGGCGCCATTCAGGTTCGCATCCTGACCACCTGCGACATGGTGCCGCGCCGGGAAGACGCCTTCACCGTGATTGAAGACATCGCGCTGTAAGCGAAGGGTTGCGATATGTTGGAGATCCGCGCGCACGGCACTATGTCCGCAACGGGCAAAACCCTCACGGGTTACGCAGCCGTTTTCAATAGCGAGGCAGTCCTCGGTGACTTTTCAGAGGTTATCCGGCAAGGTGCTTTCGCCAAATCGCTGGCGACGGGCTCCAACATTCGCGCCTTGTACCAGCACCAGGGCGACGCCTTGCTGGGCACCACGCGTGGCGGCACGCTGCAGCTACGCGAAGACGCCAAGGGGCTGGCCTTTGAGCTGGCCCTGCCCGACACCAGCCACGGCAAAGACCTGGCCATCCTGGTGGGCCGTGGCGACGTTGCGGGGTGTTCCTTTGGCTTTCGCGTGGCGCCTGGTGGCGACCGCTGGGAGCAACGCGGGGCAACGCTGGTGCGTGAGCTGATCGACGTGGAACTGGTGGAAATCACCCTGACCAGCGACCCCGCCTACCAGGACACCACCGTGGCCATGCGCAGCCGCCGTACAGACGTATGCACAGACAGCCGCCGACTTTGGATTGAGACCTGTTAGGAATCGACGTGAGCATCATTAACCGCGCCCTGGGCGCCCTAGGACTTGAACGCCGTAGTGGTGTTGCAGGTGGTGACCCCTATTGGAGTGACTTCGCAGGTTTGCGAAGTAGCCCCGTCAATGAGAAAACCGCACAGGGCGTGAGCGCTGTTTACGCCTGTGTACAAGCCATCGCAGAGACCACTGCCAGCCTTCCCCTGATCCTGTTCAAGCGCTCAGGTGAAGACCGCGAGCGGGCGTCAACCCACCCCCTGTATGCCGTCCTGCACGACATGGCAAACCCGGAGCAGACAGCACTGGAAGCCCGTGAATATCTGCAGGCCTGTGTGCTACTGCGGGGCAATGCGTTTGCACGCATCGTGCGTGGGCTCGATGGCCAGGTCCGTGAACTGTGGCCCCTGTCCCCTGACCGCGTGACGGTGCTGCGCGCTGCTGGCAAGCTGGCCTACGACTACACGGACGGCAACACCGTGCTGAACCGGCTGCTGGCCCATGAGGTGCTGCACCTGCGCCACCGCCTGGGTGATGACGGCGTGCTGGGTGTGAGCCCTATCGCTGCTGCGCGCGGCGTGGTAGAGCTGGCGCTGGCCGAGAGTGAACATGGTGTGAACACGTTCCGCAACGGTGCCAAGCTGCTGGGGGTGCTCAAGTTTCCCGGCATGCTCAAGCCTGACCAGCGCCGGGACATCAAGGAGTCATGGGGCAGCCAGTACGCGGGCGCGGTCAATGCAGGGCGCACGGCCATTCTCGAAGGTGGCGTGGACTTCCAATCTGTGAGCATGAGCCTGGAGGATGCCGAGTGGATCGCATCGCGCCAGTTCAGCGTGGAGGAAGTGGCGCGGCTGTTCCGCGTGCCGCCCACCGTAATCGGCGACCTGCGCCACGGCAATTACAGCAACAGCGTGGAGATGGCGCGCCAGTTCGTCACCATGACACTGCGCCGCCACCTGGTGGCCTGGGAGCAAGCGATTTCCAAGCAATTGCTGACCGAGGAAAGCCGCCGCACCTACTTTGCCGAGCACCAGGTTGAGGGCCTGCTGAGGGGCGACAGCGTGAACCGCGCGGACTTCTACGCCAAGGGCATTACAGCCGGATGGATGCTGCCGTCCGAGGCCCGGCGCCTGGAGAACCTGCCCACGATTGAAGGAATCGACGATGCAGCGCCCAGCACCATCTAAGCCAGCCAAGCGCACGGGCCGGGATGCCGACCCGCGCCGCACGCTAAAGCTCGATGGCAGAGCCTGGAAGAAGCTACGCGCCAGTGTGCTGGCCGGTGAGCCACTGTGCCGCCACTGCACAGCACGCGGCCTTGCTGTGGTGGCAACTGACCTCGATCATGCAAGCGGTGATCCAAGCGACAACAGTGCAGAGAACCTACAGCCGCTGTGCCACGAATGCCACTCACGCAAGACGGCTGCGGATCATGGGAAGCGCGTTACCTATGGCTGCGATGCAAGCGGCACCCCTGCCGACCCTTCACACTTTTGGAATCGGGCCGCTGTGCGTGATCCTGGTGCCAGCCAGAGCGATAAATGCCAAAAATCACCAGCAACCTACCCACGGACGACCGCCCTGGAGTAGGGAGCAATCCCTAAGTCCAAAGATTCGCTATGAAAGTTACAGCAAAGCGCAAGCGCTCTGACAGCACCGCCGCCGCAGTGGCTGCTGTGCAAGCCGTTTCACTCGGGCCACTGCAGCCGCCCGCGCATGTGAACCTGCGGCCTGGTGACCGCCCATTCTGGGAAGCCATCATGCTGGCCCGTGCGCGTGACACCTGGACCGATTCAGACCTGGCGACCGCCGCCAGTCTCGCCCGCAGCCAGGCCGATATTGAGCGCCTGCAGGCCGAGGTTGACCTGGAGGGCTTCACCATCCCATCGGGCAACGGCACGCCCATCGTGAACCCCAAGCACAAGCTGCTGGAGACCCTGACCCGCCGCGCCGTGTCGCTGTCTCGCGTGCTGCATGTGCATGCCGAGGCGACGGTGGGCCGCAGCCGTGACGCGGGCAAGGCCCTGGCCAATGAGCGCCAGGCCAACCTCCTCTTGGAAGATGAAGATGACCTGATCCCCCGTCTTCGCGTGGTGTCGTAACCCATGGCCAAAGCCAAAGCCGCCCCCACCCGCGCCGCACGTGTGATCGCCTTCATCGAACGGCACTGCCTGACGCCTGACGGTGCACATGTAGGCACGCCCATGGTCCTTGCCAAGTTTCAAAAGGACTTCATCCGGGACGTGTACGACAACCCCGCAGGCACGCGCCGCGCTATCCTGAGTGTGTCCCGCAAGAACGGTAAGACCGGCCTGATTGCAGGCCTGCTGCTGGCCCACCTGGTGGGGCCTGAGGCCAAGCAAAACAGCCAGATCGTGAGCGGCGCCATGAGCCGCGACCAGGCATCGCTGGTGTTCAACCTGGCGGCAAAAATGGTGCAGCTCTCGCCCACGCTCTCCAGCATCGTGCGCATCATCCCGTCCGGCAAGCGCCTGATCGGTCTGCCGCTTAATACCGAATATCGGGCACTGGCCGCAGATGGAAAGACTGCACACGGCCTGTCCCCGGTGCTGGCCATCCTAGATGAAATCGGCCAGGTACGTGGCCCCCAGTCAGACTTTGTAGACGCCATCACCACCAGCCAGGGCGCGCACGACGCGCCGCTGCTGATCGCCATATCGACGCAGGCTGCCAGCGACGCGGACCTGCTTTCCGTGTGGCTGGATGATGCGCAGGCCAGCGCAGACCCGCGCATCGTGTGCCGCCTGTACGCCGCGCCCAATGGCTGCGAGCTGTTGGACCACGACGCATGGAAAGCAGCGAACCCGGCACTGGGCATTTTTCGCAGCCTGGATGACCTGCGCGAGCAGATGACGCAAGCCCAGCGCATGCCCAGCATGGAGAACACCGCCCGCAACCTGCTGCTGAACCAGCGCGTAAGCACTGAAAGCCCATTCGTGTCTCCAGACGTGTGGAAATCGTGCGCAGGCCAGGTGCAACCGTTCTATGACACCACGGTGTTCTGCGGCCTGGACTTGTCCGCCCGCACCGACTTGACCGCCCTGGTGATCGTCGGCAAGTTGGATGGCGTGTGGCATGTCGTGCCGCACTTCTGGACACCCGAGCAAGGGCTGGTGGATCGCGCCAGGCGCGACCGTGCGCCCTACGATGTGTGGCACCAGCAAGGCTTCATGCACACCACGCCAGGGGCAACGGTGGACTATGAGTACGTGGCGCAGGAGATAGCCGAACTTCTCAGCGAGCTGAACGTGGAGGCCATCGCCTACGACCGCTGGCGCATTGACCTGCTGCGCAAGGAGCTGGACAAGATCGGCGCCGACCTGCCGCTGGTGGAGTGGGGCCAGGGATACCGGGACATGGCGCCCGCGCTCGATGCGCTGGAAGCCGAGCTACTCAATGGCCGCATCGCCCACGGCGCCCACCCAGTGCTGACCATGTGCGCAGCCAACGCCACAGTGACCAAAGACCCCACCGGCGCCCGCAAGCTCGACAAGTCACGCGCCACGGGCCGCATCGACGGCATGCAGGCCCTGGCCATGGCCATGGGCCTGGCAGCCCGAACCGAAGAGGCAGCGAACATTTATGAAGATGGCGCTTTTACTTTCGTTTGAGCCACTGCACAAGCG